GCTAATGCAGACTTACGCTTCCGTCAGTTCTTAAACGATAACTTTGGCGAAATTAAAATCCCTGGCGCTGGTGGTATGCACAGGTTAAGCGATGTTATTTATGGTGGCCCTATATCGGAACTAACTGATATGAATGTGGGTTCTCGTACATCGTTTGATAACTTATGGTTCCGTAGCCCAACACCTTCTAAGACAGACCAAGGCTGGTTCCAAAACTTCTTGCTATCTAACCTAGGCCCTGGTATTTCTACCATTGCTGGGCAAGTCGGTGCACTAGATGATTTTGAAGCTGGGCATATTGAGCGTGGTCTAGAAAAACTATTACCCGCTTTCTTTAAGAACCCTTTAGTTGCAACTCGTCTGGGTACTGAGGGCGCGAAGACTAAAGAGGGTAGTATGATTATCGACCCTAAAGATATTACTACTGCCAATGTAATAGCTCAGTCAACTGGTCTAGCCCCAACTAAACTTGCCCGCTTACAAGAAGCAGGGTTTGAACTTAAGGGTGAGTATGTTAAAGCTGAGCAGGATAGAAGTAAGATTCTGCAGCGCTTGGATGATGCTGTATTAAACAAAGACTTTACTGGTAAGCAGAAAGACTTGCAGCCAATCATTAATCAAGTACGTCAGTTTAATACTAAGTACCCTATGGACAAGGTAATGATTGATACAGACGCATTACAAAATGCTCTAGATGCCGCACTTACCCGCAGGGCTATGACCTACAAAGGTGTGCAGATTCCTTCGGAAAACCTACTGCCTTACTTCATACCCGCCTTGAAGCAAGCTGCTCCACTGCCTAAACAATAAAAAATCCCCGCACTAGGCGGGGACAAAGAGGGCTGGAAGGAGCTATCTTCCAAGGAAAAGCAGACGTGGTCTGCCCCTGCAGTATAACTCAAACCCTCCAGACACGGATACCTCTGATACCATCTTCAATAGAAACCTTCATCAGAACCGGGATTTTTAGCCTTTTTGTAATCTGGGCTATATCCTGCTTAGCTTGCATGCAGTTCAAACAAGGTACAAAGAACGTCATCCCTGGCTTAAAGTTCTGCCAGTTGATGTTATAACTAAGCCTCCCGATTAACATTTTCTATCTCCGGTACAATTAATCCATCAATGTCTACTAGACCTGTAGAGCAATCAAACTTCAAAGCACTAACTGCTGGCGATGTAATCTTCATACCCTTTGACATACGTTTGTTGTGAGTGCCTAGGTAGTAACCCTTAGCTTCTAATTCCTTAAGAGTATCCTTGTAGTTAATCTGGCGTTCTACGCAATCCTTTTTAAACTCCTTGGTAATAAAGTACATCACCTTTGTATCAGGCTCATAACGAATAAGCAGTTCCCCTTTAGGTTCTAGGGTTGGCAATGAGTGTGTAGATGAACGTTTATCCACATCTGCTTTTACTACCAAGATGTTCTGCATATGACGGTTGATATAGTCTCCAATCGTGCTAGCTACATCATCTGCTGGGGCCTTAATCTCTTCCCGCATACCCTTAATAGTTTCAAGAGTCCATCTGTAGATAGCGCCCATATCGTAGTCATGCAATCCGATGCGCTTAGCCAATATTCCACCGGCCAAATTACATGCAGCTACAGCTGACCAAAAACGCTCAGGAGGAGTTAATCTAAGCTCGGCATCTATCTTCCTTTGGATATCAAGAATCCCTTGCACAGCCTCTTCTAAGTTATTTACTAGCCACTGAATATAGATATCTCCAGCATGGCCATAGTTCTCTTTAAGCTGGCGGTCAAATAGACGCTTACCATCTTCGGTAGAGATAACATTGTTAGGTGGGATTGTGTACTCAAACAAGCGTAGCATCTCAGCATTTGCACCAGCCTTGGCGCTGCCTAACTTCTCGTAGAAAGACGCATTAGCACTGGCTAGGGATATAGTCTGCCATGTAGTGTTGTTCTCACGAAGCTCGTTTGTAGCCCCTTTCATGCGGTCCTTAGCCCTACCTTGTGACATACCATAGGCCAAGTCTGAGAAGTCTGCAGGGGAGATATTGGTAATCTCGTCAATCGTAAATGGTAGGTTATTCATTACCCCCAAGCGCTGCATCTTAGCGTTGTTAGTATCTTTCCATACTGATGATAAAGACTCAGGGTTGCCATATACGCTGTTGCACATATAGAGCGTGGTTGATTTACCAGTACCACCGAACTTGTAAATGACGTTGATGATTGCGCCTTTAAGTCCAGTGAACTTAAACAGGGGTGCCCCAAATGCAGTCAGTGCAGCGAATGCATGAGGTTCTAATCCTGGCAAGGAATACATATTAAATACTTCTCTCCATGCCTCGTATGTACCATGTGGAACCATATGCTGTGCAATAGCCCTAGTCTCATAGGAAGGAGGACTACCGTAAGTACCAGCAGCGCTAATCTCCCTATCTCCGATAATGAACTTACTTTCTTTTTCAGCCCATCCAAATTGTGTTCTCATAATTTCTGATTTCCTTTTGTATTGCAAGTTCTTAACAAAAGCCATAACGAATACAGCTACATGCTTCATTTGCGTTTGTGTGCAACCAACCCCTTTTGTAGCTAATGCCTTCTTCAAATCTTCCGGTGAGGCTATAACAGATAACGGAATAACAAACTCTTTCATGCCATCATGCGGCAGGATTAACTTCATCAATGCACACATACCCACTGTGGGGTCCATCATCAGCTTAACTACATATAAGTCATGTTCGTATACGCATAGTGGTTCAACATCATCTCCACTAGGGGGTAGGAAAATACCACCATTAGCACCACGAACGTAGGGTCTTGGATACTCAGGTATTACCTCAGTACTACCTTCTTCCATTTCAATTACGTTGTCTTCTTGCTTAGCTTGCATAAGCTCTGAACTAAGTGCAATCGGTCCAGTGATTTTGCCTTTCCATTTGCAGCCATCACAGCCACCTGGGTTATGCTTTTCAAACGTAGCACAAGTATGAGGGCCAGCTTTGCTTTCCTTTTGTTGGGAAGCTTTTGCATCGGTAGTAGCCGCATCATAATCAGGATGCCCACTAGACATCATATGAATAGCAACTTCTCTATCCACACAAACATTTGCTACAGTTAGGCACGACCACCATAATGGCTCGCTAATAGAGTCTTGATTCTCATAAGCATAGTTAAGCTGCTGACAGCCTTCCTCACCACGAATCATAATGTTTTTGAAACGTTGAATCTTGTTGCCTAATAGGGACTTGGTAAATTCATTAAGCTCTCCCTTAGGTGCAAACTCTACCGGTACTAAAGATTCTTTAACACCTAGTATGTTCTTAAAGGTTTCAAACTCTACTGGCTTGCCTTCCAAGATAACGGATACAGGCAATGGTGGGTCTTCTTTAAAATTAAATGTTCCAGGTATCCGCAATACCCTAGCAGTTTCAAACACGGCGGGGTCAACATAGAAGTTCTGTGTAAGGCATAGTTCTTTAAACCGCTTAGCAACAGGGTTCCAAAGACTAGGAGTAACTTCCTCAGTGAGTGGCCAATAGACATGCAAGCCTCTGCCTGAATCGACAATGATTGGTTGGGGTAATCCAATAACATCACAGAACCTTTTGAGTTCTGACATACCTGTAGCTTGGTCTATATAGCCATCAGGTCTTCCTGTTTTTTCGTTTACTTCAGCCTTTGCTGGGCCGCAATCAATATCTAACCAAAAAGCCTTTAAGCTCTTTACGTTATCTTGTTCTCTGCTATTACCTGTTTCGTATTTAGCAAGCCCAAAATATACCTCTCGCCCCTCAGCAACAAACTTCTCTGCTAACTTGTTTACTTCATCTCGTGTCTGTACTAACTTCTGTCGTGCGGATTTCCCTTTAATTCCGATAACAGCAAACCATCCCTCTTGGGGTAGCACTGTATCTAAAAGGTCAATCGTCATTTTTATATCTCTCAAAGAAGCACTATCGGAGAGGGTTTAGCGTCCTCTCGTCATGTGCAAAAAACAATTAAATTAAAGCTGGTCGAGTAATCCCTGAATCGCAGGCTCGTATACTTCTTGTGGGTCGTGAAGACCCGAAAACCAATTATATACAGTCATCCGGCTAACCCCGATAATCTTGGCAACTTGTGATACGGATATGCTAGCCCCGATGCACGCCTTGCCAAGTTTTACCCCAAGTTTCTTTTTATCAGCCTGTTTGTTTAACTGGACCAGCTTTACGCTGTAGCCCTGGCTCATTACTCTACGCTGCTCCACGCACTAATTACATCAGCTAGATTCTTCTTACCAGCAGGTGCAACTTCAGGCTTCTTAACAACACGCTTAACAGGTTCGCCAACTTCTTCATCTGGCTCCATTTGTGTTACAGGCTTCTTAACTGCTGGAGCTGGTGATGCAAGCTTAGGCTTTTGAACACCATCAGTTTGTGCAACGGTTAAAGTAATAGCGTTCTTAGCTTCTAATGAATTGCCAGCATGGTCAGCAAGCAACCATTCTTCTTCAGTGATATGGCGTACTGGAGAGAACAATAACTTAGGTGTATCGCTATCTGTATCTAAACTAATCTGTGTAACGATTTGGTTAATGTTGCGGCCATTACCAGCAATGAATTTGATATAGCTTTCAAATGGATGCAAGTTACCTTCGCCCTTACCAAAGATAGAAGTAGATGGGAGTTGTAACTGATATACATCACCAGTTGGGTCGCCTTCCAAAATTACTGCAACCTTACGGGTATAACGGCAGGCACGTGAGTTACCATTGCCTGAACCAGCAATGTTCTGTGCACAAGTAGCGCATGAATCGCTTTGACGTCCTTCGTCTTTAGTATCGGGATGCACACCATCGTTAGATACACAAGTAGGTGGAACGATTGCATTTGGGTCATACTTACCAGCGTAGTAAATACGTGATACGCCTTTAGCGGCATTAACAATAATTACATTTAATTCACGGCTAGTAATCTTACCAACTTCTTCGCCACCAACAATCTTACGGAATACTCCGCCACGGATTGAAATACGCTTACCGCCGCTAGCATTGCCAGCTAGTGATTTGGTTAAATCGTTAAGGCCGTTAACGCCTTGCAAGAAGCTTGGTACTTCTTGATTAAAAATAGATAAATTACTCATTTGCTGCTCCTTGTGTTTGCACGGTATCACCGGTCTTTAAAAACTTCAAAAATGTTGCTGCTATCTTGGTTACTTCTTCAGGGTTATCAATACCCTTATAAAACTTAACTGCTTGGTCAAGAGCAGAATTGCGGATATTAATTTCCAAATGCGCATCACGTTGGACATCTTTGTATGCCTGCTGTGCTGCTTGTTGGATTGCGGCTTGAACTCTTTGTGCTTGTTCTAACTGCTCTGGTGTTGCTGGTTGTGCTTCTTGTGTCATGTTTAGCTCCTTCTAATTACCACGGTATATTTACTATCGACCTGAACTCCCGGTGGCATCAGTTCAGGATTCTCCTCCAAAAATTGTTTCATATTGGCTTGGTGGATTCTTTGCTCCAATAATCCTAGAGCATCATGCTCCTTAATAAAGTTATGCATAGACTCCCAATCGGTAGACCAGTAGCGTGTAGAGACCTTACGAATAATAGTCCCTGATGCAGTCTTAATACTGCTTGCATCTTGGTCTTTGCATAGCTCTAAAAGTTGCTCTGAAATTGTATCTAGTTGTTCTTGGTACTCGGCTAACTTAGCCTTCATTTTTTCCGTTTCAGCTTCTTTGGCATCACGGATTTTTAAGTATATGTTTGCTAGCTTTTCAGCTGACATTTGTTCCATTGCATGCTCCTTTTAAGGGAAGTTCAGTATACCACATTCTTTTACTTTGTAAAGTATTTTATTCGATTTCTTGTCGGTATAAGTCGATAATTCTAGTGTGATTATCTATGTTATTGCTGAGCATTTTATACAGCTTGCTCTCTACCTCACTACCGTTAATATGCACGATAGTCATAGGGTTCTTTTGGCCAGGACGGTTGATACGTGCGTTAGCTTGTAGGTATGTTTCTACACTCATTACAGGTGCGTACCAAATGATTACGTTGGCAGCTGTTAGGGTTAACCCGTGTGATGCAGCCTGTGGTTGGATGATAAGCACTTGCACATTATCAGTATCTTGAAAGTCTTGAATAATTGTATTACGTCTTGCTACTGGAACTTGGCCATTGATTGTATCGTTAGTGATACCGTTCTTTGTAAGATACGCCCGCAGTAACTCTATCGTATGCGTGAAAGGCACAAACACTAGAACTTTGTGAGATGCCTCATCAATAACTTCTTTAACTACTTGCAGCCTATTGGATACATCGAACTCTACAACTTCTTTAGTATCGGTATATACTGCACCGCCTGAGATTTGCAGTAACTTATTAAGACTTGTCGCTGCATTTGCTGAACTGATTTCCTCACCCGCTGCTTGGATAATCATGTCGTTCTTGAGCTTTTGGTAATACTTCTTTTGCTGAGGTGTTAGGGGTGCTTCACGCTCTACGAAAGTTACATCGGGTAAGTCTAAGCATTGGTTCTTTTCAAAGCGTATTGCGGGTTGTAATACTTGATGCACTATCTCTTGTGCATTGGCTTTAGGCATCCAACGATACATACCTAGCTTGTACATAACTTGGTCACGAAACTGACCAAAGAACTTAGGGGTATTCTCGGGGTTGATTAACTTAGCCAGACCATAGGCATCTACTGGGGACTGCGCTGCTGGTGTACCAGTTAGCATCCATAGACCTTTAATATCTTTGCACAGGTCACGAAGAACTTTCCAGCGTTCTGTACTTACATTCTTGTAGGCGCTTGCTTCGTCAACTACGATTAAATCAAACCCACCAGCGGCAATCGTATCTTGCACGATAGCCAAACCATCGAAGTTAATAATTACAAATTCTGCACCGCTATCAATAATCTTAGCGCGCTTCTTTTTATCTCCGTAAGCTACTTCACAAGTACGGTGGCAAGCAAACTTAAAGAGGTCATTCTGCCATGCAGATTTCATAATAGATAGTGGGCATACCACTAGCACCCTACGAACTACACCTAAGTTCATTAGGTAATCCGCAGCCCATATAACAGATGCAGTCTTTCCAGTACCTTGCTCGTTAAATACGAAAGCCTTAGGGCGCTCGGTAAGAAAAGCTGCTGTTATCTTTTGGTGGTTAAAAGGTTTATATTGTCCTGGCCAGTTGTAGTCGGTGTCAATTTGCGCCATTTTTAGGTTTGTTCTTTTTAACGGTATGGTCTGAGTTTCTACTGAATGAACGGTTGGCACTAGCGGAGCGAACCCGCATATTGCTCTCAGTGTTTGCACCCCCTTTGCTAAGGGGCTTGATATGGTCAACATCTTTTCCATCGCCTTTAGTTACTTTCCCTTTTTTGGCTAGCTCTGCCCGAGCCTTGTTACGGGCTTCTCTGTTTTTAATCTGCTTAGGAGAATCCTCGTAAGCAGTGGCTTCTTTATATTTACGGTCAGCTTTGTTTTTGTAGGGCATTTGGTAACTCCACGTTATGGTCAGGGTATCCCTCTGATTTTACAGGAGAAGCTGTTGGTAAGTCTACCTGCTTTGTATCGTGCATACCCCCTACATTCATCATTCTAGGTTCAAAACCGAACTCTTCAGCCGTCGATTCCCATAAAGGTTTACGACCCTCTTTTTCAATAAACTGTAATGATTTACCAATAGCCAAGGTCATTTCAGTCATCATTGCAGTCTTCTCACGCTCTAAAGCCGCATGAATTTCTTTACCTACGATATTGACTACAACTCGTTCTACGATTTGAGTAACACGCTCTTTTAGACGGTTCTCTAAAATCAATGCAGAATCAATTGCTTCGTTGTCTAACTCTTCCATTTTCTTCCCCTTATCTACTTGGATTGGCCAGCTTTAAAATTCGCTCGGTCATTTTTGCTTCTTGGTATTTAAACTCTTCTTCTATAATCTTTCGCATACCTGTCTCAATAGCAAACGATAAGTCTTTATCTCCATCAACTGGATTCACTAACGCTTGATACAAAGCATCTCGTACCCTTTCTTGAAGCTTGTTCTCTAATATAAGAGCTGCATCTAATCCTTCTTCATCTACCATGTCTTCTTCCCCTTAGTTTTTACTTATTTGTTGGCTGAGAAACTCTTTTAATGCTTTTTGAAAGTTATAGTCCCATTGCGCACCAGCAAATATAAGTGTTCTTAACTGTGTCACAATCGAAGCCATAAACTCATAGTCATTAACTGCGCTTCTTATTTCGTTTCTTATTAACTCTCGCACATTTTCTTCTAGCTTTATTTTTGCAGCTGCTGCTACTACTTCTTCGCTATACTCTTCTACCATGTCTTCTTCTCCCTGTTGTGTACACATGATTTAACTGGACACCAGCCACATAAAGGCCCTGATACTGGGTTCCATACCCCTGTTTGAATCGCTACATCTAACCGCTTTAGGTCTGGTTCTACTGACTGCAAGTAGGCCAGCTTGAACATCGAAGTATGTTCTTTCTTTACAAACTCTTTACTGACTACAAAAATAAGGGCAGATTTGATAACCTGAACCTTAGGAAACCGCAAGAAGACAGCCGATGCCATGTAATCTAACTGCTTAGTATCGGCATACTTTGCATTTTTACTAGTCTTATAGTCAACCAAATAGGCTTCATCCCCGTTAACAATAAGTAAGTCTGCAATGCCATGCCACCAGTGGTTCTTGTCATCAAAATCGCAAGGTATATATCTACCTTCTACAGTCTTCTTAATACCTAGTTCAATCTCACAATACTTTTCACCCGGGATATTATTTAATGCATCTAGGGTTTCTACTATGTATGAGTATTTCTCAGGTACGGGTTTACCCTCCTTAATATAATCTTCCGCAGCTTTGTGTACTTCTTTGCCGTAGATGGTATGCACTGTATCTTCTTGTACAATATCCTTGGCAATCTTCAAGTGGTAATACTTCTTCGGGCACTGCTGGAATGTCTTAAGACTACTATATGACCAACCCATTTTTAGCCTTATTTCTGTGGTGCTGGTGGAGTAATAACTGTACCCTGACCGATGTATTGGCCATTAGTACCCGTATAAATAATCACTGTTTGGCAGTA